TCAAACAGGGCTGGCATCCTGCCTCAAATCGTTAATCGCGTGCGTTGCGACTCCGAGCACCTCAACATCATCCAGAGCTTCACCTTCAATCGATTCTCCCTCTACTGTGATGAACGACTGGCCCATCAGCTTTGCAAATTGCAACTCACCCGCACAACGGATAAGCACGACGCTTCCCTGCGTCACTTTTAACGACAAATCGAGAACGACATAGCCGCGGTCAGTCTGGATAACCTGCGAGTTAGCGCCGATGTCACACGCAGCGGTTACCGTCAACGCAGACTCGATGTAATCAGCCGCCGGTGATGGAAATGGACCCATTACATTACCCTCCCCATGTTACGCAGAATCCACAGCCTGTTTTCAGTGTGTTCCGAAGTCTTGTCAGCAAAGCACGACTGATAGCGCTCTATCCACCGATTAGCATCAGAGTGTGAGAAGTGAATGCCGCGCTGCTGTAATGATGAAACGAAATCTCGTGTGTGTAAGTATTGATATCCCTTTGAGTTGCGCAAAACTGACTCGCGAAACGCCTGGTTTATGTCTGACTGTCGAAGCATAATCCTTTCTCCCATAAATACTGTTTATATATACAGTATTATTGATGCGAAAGATGATCAAGGATGGTTTTGCCTATCAATCAGAATTTCTGAGCATTACATTGTTTTTTTTATCTTCTCATTAACTATGCCGTCTTCTTTACACTTCGTAACATCCTATGCTATAGCATATGAACACTTTTTTCATAAGAGCTGTGTGTTATGAAACTTCCTCTTGTTTTAAATTCCTTTTATAGGATAATCGCACAAAATTTGCCAGAGGTTATAAAGCCTTCCGTTCGCGGATGGTATAACGAATTAAATAAAATAATAACATATGGGTATAAGAACAAAGATATATTTACAGCAATTGATTTTGAAATAAATTCACACTGTAATTTGGAATGTAGTTATTGCCCTGCATCATTTAAAAATGGCCGAGGTAAACATTCAATGCCTTTTGAAATCTTCAAAAAAGCAATTGATGACCTTTCAGCAATAGATTATTCCGGGAGAATATCACCGCATTTTTTTGGAGAGCCACTTCTTGACAATAGACTTCCTGAACTAATGGCCTATGCAAGGAAAAAACTTCCAAAATCAGAAATAGTAATCCACACAAATGGAATTAGGTTAACTAAAGAAAAATATGATGCATGCATGTCTGCAGGGGTTACTGGTTTTTTAGTTACAAAACACACTAAGGCAATGCCTAAGAATATAGTAGATATAGTCGATAGCAAATATGCCGCACACGGAACACTAAAAGTAAGAACAATTGACAGCCTTACATTATTCAATCGCGGTGGCTCAGTCAAACCAGTAAAAGAAAGAAAGATGAAAAGATGTTTTTATTTATCTGATGAAATATCTATAACCCATACTGGAAACGTCGTATGCACGAATGACTTTAGTGAAACGCATGTTTTTGGAAATGTTACACACTCAAATCTACTTGATATTTGGAATGATACAGAGTTTAGAAAAATAAGAAAAGAAGTAAGGACGGGAGAGTTTAATCTAGATATGTGCAAAAAGTGCTCAGGAAATTACTGAATGAACAGCAGCAATATATGCTGCTGTTTTTATTTAGAAAACAACATTTGGATATTCTGTTAAAATTGCTTCCTTTGCCGTCATTCCAGCAATACAGTAATAATACCACATTGCAGGATAGTCAACAAACAGAGGGTCATCTATGTCCATATCCTCTACCTCTACAAGTCTATGCTCAGATAATTGCAATCCTGCTTTTGATGCCTCATCTATTAGCTCATTAAAATATTCATCTTTGCTTTTCATGATATTAATGTCCTAGAATTCCTGTACACATTACTTTTATCCGTCCATGACGAAGCTAACATACCGTTTTCCCTACTATTTGCCAGCGTTAAATCAGTATGAGTTGCCAATGAAACGATAGGGCTTCCTGAGACAGAATATAAGTCATTTTTATCAATAACTGACTGATTTTGTCCTCCAGTAATTTTTAAAGATGAACCTCCTCCAGATCCTGTATTCCATATCCTAGACATTGTTATTTTAAAGTTAACACTCGAAACAAGTGAGATTGTGGCTCCAGATCCCGTGTTAGTGAAATCTCCATTACTTATTCTTACACCGGTGCCCACCCCAACCTTCACCAGATCTTCTGAAGTGCCACCAGTGCACTTAAGTTTGCTATGTGATAGATATGCAGTTCCTAGATAGACAGATGATTGATCACCAGCCTTCTGTATGAACTCTACATTTTCCGTATCAAATATTAGATTGCATATTTTATATCCCACAAATGTTGTGTTAGATATATTAAATCTAGTCAGTGGGTTATTTGGCATAAGAAGCGCATATGAATCGTAACTCTCAAAGTAGTTAGATCCGCCTATACTGAAATCTGTAAATGTTGCACTCCCACCAAACCATAATGAAGACCCTTTCGATTTTATATTGAAATTAGACAGTTTTATGTTATTACAGGATGTATAAAACCCAACACCATATTTAGAATAGATTGTATCTCCAATTATGTTATCTGCGGTTATTTCAGAAGATGATTCAAACCATAGAACGACACCTGAAGAATTTCTTGTTTCACATGATGAGATATCCACCCCTTTTACAAGGGCTATTGTGGCAATCCCACTGCCATCTACCCCAATAAAATTTACATCACCATATAGCATCCCAATCCAATTTGAATGACAATTATTCATTGTCAAACCAAGGTATTGAGCACCTGAACCAGTATATCTGATATCTACCGCATCAGCACAACAGTACTCTGCCAGATTATTGCCAATGGTTGCTACATTATATGATGGGTGCGGACCAACTTGAATTCCACTTTGTCCACAATATCTTTCTGTTGAATGGTCAATGTGAACATTACTTGCACCGTACCAGTTAATTCCATTTCGTCCAACGTCATGAAAATTACACCAAAGAATAAAAATATCCTTTACTCCGCCAAAATCGACCCCATCACAACCTCCTGATTTAATGCGGTTTAGCGTGGAATCCCATGTCGCTAAATTCCCTGTATAGGCACCCTCGCAACCCCACATCCTAACATTGTTAACATTAAAGAAAACAAATGCAGTGCTTTTGGATCTTTTGCTTTCAGTTCCTCCACCTTTTACAAGTAGAATAGTTAGATTATCTCCACCGGCTTTTGCTTGTATTGCCTCAAAGGTACTTTCAATTGATATGCTTGATATGCTAATGTTTTTATTCTGAACCATTATTGCAGGAAAATCACTTGCTCTATTAGACGCACTCCAGGTAAACGATTGAGTAGATTCATTAATTATTTTCCCCCCACCAATAATTTTAACTCCTTCCGCTGGTATAATCGTTGTGGATGTCCTGTATGTTTTACTCATGAGCACGGTAGTATAAGGAATACTTACTGATGCTTGGATTGCCACGTCATCATAAAAAATACCATCTCCTTTTGCCCCTTCCATTTCTGGGGTCCTAAAACCAAGCCCTCCCATCCATTTGGCTCCATCGCTTGCTCCCAAATTTTGCCGCAATGTGTCCCCGTCCATAAGAACAAAATGAGTGACATCGTTTGCAAAACTGGCCTCTGTAGTTCCAGTAGTTGTAAATCCGGCATCAGTAGCAGCATTAAGACGGTAATACTGGTTGTCGTAGCGAATATACTGATTGCGCGCGCTGAATTGAAACGGTCCGTCTTCATAGTCTCCGAGGAACACATAACCGGATGAAAGGAGGAACTGTTGGAATCGCGCTTCTTTATCAGCCTGGGCTGCATAGAACTGATTGTTTCTCCCCATATTGGTCAGGCGTTTTACACCCAGTCTGTCTATGTAATATTCGCCGGTACCGGTTACCTCTTCATCAAGCTTCGCGCCTGCAAATACCGCATTGCGGATATCGGTACTTGGTACCGGAACCTGCGTCGGAGTTGGGAGTGGAACTTCTGCCATTGTGCATGTCGCCCTATATAAAGGCGCACGAATCCCTCAGAATTGAATCTGATGGTGTGCGCGAAGGTTGGTAATTACTGCTGTGTGTTACGGATAAATCGAGTCTGAATACTCAGCAAGTGAGAGAGATTGAGTATCGTCACCGTTGGGTTTAGCGCTGTCTACGCGCCAGATTGTGAAGTTAAGTTCCGAGTCGGTAGCGATGAAATACCGGCTTGGGTTTTGCACATTTACGCGGTCATAAATGTTGAGTTCGAAGGTGTCGGCTGCTGCCTGAAATGCCTTTGTATTTCCGCTTACCGGATAGGCCCGCCAGCGCCCACGGAAATTTCCGAGGCTGTCGGTCATCACCACCCACATATCGCCGAGAGAAAAATCGATACGCTCTGATGTCGAGAACACATCGCCAGTCCGACCTGTGATGTAGCCGGTCTGCTGCGCGTTGTCGTACATATCAGGACACTGAACCACCGTACCGCGTACGACCTGTGTCTCTTCCAGCACTTTCACCGTCATGGTCAGGCGTGAGTAGAGGATTTTCCTCGCCTCAAGCCAGGCCCTGTCAGTTGCCTGAGTGGCGTTGCGGCAGCCGTCCAGGCTGATCTGCATCGCGTTAACAGTGGCATCCTCAACCTCAGTGATGCCGCTGCTGTCGATCTGCAGATAGATGTACGCCTTCTTGTTCGTCAGTGGGTCGACGTAGTCCAGCGCCACGCCGTCGTAACCACCAGGGAGAGACATTTTCCAGGCGACTTTGTACTCGTCCCAGAACATGTTTGAGCGCGCAAAAACCGCATCCGGATTTGTCACTTTCTCATCGCGCCAGAACGTTAGCACATCGCCGATGTTATTGCCGTCAACGCGGGCCACATTGGCGATCGTAGCTATGCGCTCACCCAGCGGCTGTTTCTCATCGGAGAAGGTGTAATCGAAATACCCAAGCTGAGCATCCGGCAGTGAGTCAGCAATGGCATACAGAGCGACGACGTCAATACTGGCAACGTCCTGTTTACCGACAACCACCCATTCGTGAAGGATAGCGTCGGCAAACGACCTACTCGGCCGAAGCGTATAATCGACCGCGCCGGTTGTCCGGTCGTAACTGATTGTGTGCCTCTGCGCCAGCATGTTGTACTTCTGCTCGCGGTTTGAGTTGCTGTCGTTCGCCCCCTTGATCGTGATGCGTGCAATCGTGTCCTCAGGATAAACGACGTTTTCGCGCACGTTCACTGCGTGGATCGCCATCAGCGTCACGACGTTGGCATCGTTGCTGTTATCGAGTCGCTCGATGGTCACCGCATAGCGCCCCGCCCCGGCAGCCGGAGTGAATTTATGCGTTGTGCGGAAATATCGGGTCGTCACCTGGAAGTCGTTATCGAAGAAATAATCGTACTGTTCAGACGTCCCCGGCACCTGATTGTTGTCAGCGTCAACCATCCAGAATTTAATACGGTAACGCGTAGTGCCTGCCGTCGCGCCGAGCTGAACCAGCACATGCACCCAGACCTGCGTCGAGACGATCGGCGACACTGACGGGCCGATTACCAGCGGAGTCTGATCGTTCAGTGTGAAAAGCGTCGCGTTGATAACCGCGTCGCCCGGCAGCGACGTAATTTCACCCGACAGTTCGCCAATATAGAACGTTGTGTATGAAAGCGTATCGTCACCGATGAAGCTCTCCGAGGAGATGATGCTCCCGGCGCCGGTGACGTTTCGAGTAACGCTTGTGCCGCCGTCGTTCCATGTGGCATTGATGACGAACGTAACCGGGTGCGGTACCGCCAGCGCAGCAAAGTAGGCAAAATTATCGTCGTTTGACAGGACGATGGCTTTGAGCTGATTGCTCTCTATCGCGACTGATGTCGGCGTAGTTGTTGTGGCGGTCTGAGCCGGGAAATCTTGAGACTCATTCAGACCCGGCACAGTCTCGTTATCCACGTCATCAAACTGATACCCGACCTCAATTGTGCCGATAACATCGCCCGGGTTATAAATCGCAGAACTCGCGCCCGCCAGGCTGCCGAGATTCGATTCTGAATAGCGGATCGAGGAAATGGTGTACCGGCCGTAACCGACCTCGAACCACTCCGTAAGCTGTTTGTTATTGTCGACGAACTCAAACAGCGCTTCCTGAATCAAATCGGGAAACACGCGGCACTGGCCGTAAATGTTTGGGCGCCCCTTGTAGAGCCGCGCGCGGTTAGTCTGGCCGGTCAGGTCGTTATTTGGGGATTCGCCAGTCGCCACCGATACCGAAGCGCTCGGCTTGTTTGACAGGCCGAACACCTTCAGCGCACCGGACAGGATTTTCGAGACCGGACGTAATATCGTTGTGACCAGTTTTCCGACCCCACCCTCCGGCTGGTCGAACACCGCAACGACGTCACCGGTACGCAGTGGCCGGCTGATATCGTAATCGTCCGGCAGCGCTCGGCCATTCAGTTTCACGACCACATCGCGGTGCAGCTGCAGAGAATCAAGCAGGGTCATCAGTGAGGTGCCGACATCTACCGTTCCTCGCTGCAGCGGAGCGCCGGGCAGTCGCTGCAATTCATATCGAACCATGCACCATGTACTCCACTTTGCTGTAAACCTTCAGTAATGCCAGCGGGCTGTCGCAGCGTACGAAACCAAATTCGCCGCGGGCGTGCAGGCACTTAACCGGGCTGATCATCACACCGATATGCGCCGGAACTTCGCCGCGGTAAAAAACGGCAATGCAGCCGGTTACCGCTACCGGCACACGCCGCCAATGGTCGTGCTCCTGTTCGTAGCAGGTGATGAAATCCACGCCCGATTCGTAGCCGGCGATGTGATGCAGCTCCAGACCGAGCACATGCCGGTAATAGAGAACCACCAGGCCCCAGCAGTCCATCTTCTCAAAACTGCAGGCGCGATTAGCCCAGGGCTTGCCGTTAACAAGCCCGATAAAGTCGCTCTGTGTCATACGGTGATCAGCCCGGGATAGTCTTTCGTGGTGTAAATGATGGCGTTGGCCAGCGTCAGCGGATTGGTCTTGCCGGCAGTCACGGTGACGTTGCTGGCATCGGCGGAAATGTCGTTCACATACAGCGTCCAGTCTTTCAGGGATGTAGTGTCACCGATCGCATTCCACTGCTGATACAGGCATTTTATCGGCGTCATGCGCGCCGCCCCGCGCCAGCTTTTCAGTGTCTGCCGGACATGTTCCGTCGCAGCGACAAAGGTGATTGTCATTGATATGACCGCCGTTCCGTCCTGCGCCGGCTCGGTCACGCTGAATCGCGCTGGCTCGAAGGAGTTTGCGCCGAATGCCGCCGGGCGGAACAGGTTGTTCACAACCCGGTAATAGCCGAAAGCCGGATGGTAAAACTCTACCGTCTGTTTGATGTCGCTGGCTGGCCTGCGCTCTTTCCATTCTCTTAAAGTCGGCATCAGTCGGCCCTCGGCATAACTTCGGTCACCAGATAATCCAGCCAGTAGCCATAACCAGGCTGCGCCTCAACAATCCAGTCGTCGTAATCCTCTGTCACATCCTCGATGCCGTTGCTGATAACCGTTGCGGTCCAGGTTACAACGCTGCCGTTTTTGCTGGTCTGCACCGGCATACTGACAAAGTGAAGCGTCTGTTGCTGCACGCCCTGCGTATCACCCAGGTCGATCGGCATCTGGAACCAGTTGCGCCCGCGATCGCAATACGTCGGCGAGCGAAGCCACGACTTAAAGCGCTCGGCCTGGGCAAGCGTGAATATCCACTGCAGCGTCCAGGTTGCTTTCAGGTCGGTGGTGATCGGGGTAAATATCGCAGGGCCGACAGCCGTCTGCGTCGTCTGCCAGGCTGTATCCTGCGTCATATTCTGATCGGCGCGCTGGGGAAGCGGCAGGAACGGAGGGTATTGAACTGTAGCCACGTGTCCTCCGGGCGTTAAAGAAGCCGCAGCTGCGGCACTGTTCGAATATCAGGATATAAAGTATCCATGAGCCAGGTTAGGCTGATAAAACCACTACAACAAAGGAGGTTTTATGTCTGGTCTTGTGAATCCAAAAGATTCCCCTGAAGAAGCTGCATACGCACTGATAATTGAGCTTGTACGGGCCCAGCGCGTGCCGGTTTACTCATCAAATATTTCTGGTCTGCTGTCGCTCTATGATGAAGCTATCGAGCATTTCAAAGACGACGAGAAGAAGAGCTAATCATCTGCACATAATGCAATAAAGCTTTCACGAACGGATTTGGCGATCGCCTTCGCTTTGTCCGTTCTCTCTTCTTCTTTCCACGCCACAATCCCCTGTAGTTCATCAGAAAGCCTTTCAGCTGCTTGCTCCTGTACTCGCTCTGGTAATTCGCAAAATTTCATAATTTCCACCCATTAAAAAACCCGCCGAAGCGGGTTTGGTTTATTCCACAATCACTGGTTCTTTTGGTATGTCTTCAACGATAATTTCGAACTTAGTAATGTCGCCTGGTTGAAGCGTAACAATAAAATCCGTGTTAGCAGGTATGATCCCTTCCAACTTCGACCCATTAGTCATTTCAATGCGAAACTTTAGTGGACGATTATTACGGAAGACAGTAGGAGTTCCATGTTCTAAATCCATACTAATACTCTCACCTGGGCTCGCACTCTTTACATCTGAATTCATCAAAACGCTCCATTTGCTTTACGTGATAACCCAAGAGTAGATTGTAGCGTGCTGATATATGGTCCATTGCGTTCAGCATCAGAAATCAGGAATTCCAGCACATAATTGCCGTCATTCTGTGTGGCACCCATGTATTGCGGCTCAGCATTGGACGCTTGATTGTTGATAACCACCTGAACATTCAACCCGCCGCCCTGCATATCCTTATTGCTGATGACCTTCCCGTTATCACCGGGGATCATGTACTGCTTGCCGGTGCTGGCCTGGTAAATCTCTGGCTTGCCTTTCTCGCCGACCTGGTACAGGCCGCCGGCACTTACCGGACCGCCGTTGTAGCGAGCGCCGGCAAGCGCAAGCCCGTTAGCCAGTCCCACCGTCGAACTGATACCAGCTGCAGCCGGGCCAGCGTTAGCACCGAACGAGGCGAGCGATGCCATCGCGGCCGCAGGAGCCCAGGCGGAAGCGGTAGTTGCCGCCAGTCCGACTGATGTCGCCACCGATGCAGCCCCGAGCGTCTGGCCGAGAATGTAATTTTTCAGCGCTTCGACGCCAACCTGCACGATGCTGTTGATCACACTGTTCAGAATGGTATTCCCAAGTGACCGCATCGCCTCCTGTGCTGACATTGTGCCAGTAAGCAGTCCAGTAATTGCGTTTGAGGCATTCCCGCTAAAGGCCTCCACTGCACTCGTCAGCATGTTATAGCCGAGGCTCTGCTGGCTGAGCATTTCCCATTGAGCTGCGGTCCTCTGCTGCTCGTACTGCGTGTCAGCTGCTGCACGAAGTGCTAGCGCGTTCTGGTGAGTAATCAGACCTTCCTGCTCATAAGCCTGAATGAGTGCAAGTTTACGGGCGTTCTCGTTTGCCAGCTGCTGAACAGGATCGACTCCGCCAGCAGCATCCTGCTGCGGTGTGACCACCTGCTGCGCGCGAATTTTGGCAAGATTGGCCTGGTGAGTCGCCTCGAGCCTTTCAGAGGTCTCGTTGTACTGCTCCTGGCTAATTTTCTTGGCTGACAGGGCAGTATTCAGCGCTTCGACATCCTGCCTGTAGCTGGCATTTTCACGCGCCTCCGGCAGGAGCTTCTCTGCTGCGGCTTGGGCTTTAATTGCGTTGGCAGTATCCCACTTAGCCGCGGCATACTGTCTCGCCTCTGCAATTTGTGCCTGAGTGGCACCTTTCCCAAGTGATAGCTCAGCGTTGAGTATGGCCTGTTCTCTGCTCAGCTCATTTGTTGAACCGGCGGCAAGTTCTGCTTGCTGTTTTAGGTTTGCCAGTTTTTGTGCGATCGACTCTGCCTGGGATGCTCCTTTCTTCTGCGCTGACTGAAGAGTTTTCTGCGCTTGCGTATTTTTGTACGTAGCGGCCGCGTCGTCTTCCATCTTCCTGGCGTGCGGATCTTCCTTAGCAAACCCAGCATCTTCGGCAGCGTATTGCGCTTGCAATCGCGCGCGAGCCTCTCCCTGCAACTTTGATAAAGCAAGGTTGCGCTCTGACTGTTTGATCAGGTTCTTCTGCCCACTGGTTAGGTTGTCGGTTTCTTGCTTAAGGGCTGCGACGTTTCCTTTAGCAATGACAGCCTCACGAGAAAGCTCTACCAGCTTACCAACAAACGCCGTGAGCGCAGTTTGTCCCTTTTCAGTCGAGCTCTGCGTATTCTGCAACTCTGTAGCCAGACGCTGCAAAGCTTCGGGTGATGGATTTTTAGCAATATCTGAAAGTTGCTTACTCAGTTCAAATGCTTTCTGCTCAGTGATGCCGAACTTATCCGCTACAGCGCCAACTGTATTCCCGATGCTGTTCGCCGTTGCCTCGAATGCCTGTCCTGCGCCGTATGCCTGCTTAACCGCCTCCGCATAATTATCAGTGGTGATTTCCAGGGTGGCCAAACGATCGTTAAAACCGTCTACCGATGCATAGCCGCCGGAAAACGCCGACAATGCTTTGTCACCGAAAGACAATAGAGAGCTTGAAGCATCACTGATAGCTTTCGGGATTTTGTTGATCGCCTCGTTGTACTCAAGCAGCGCCTGGTTGCGCATAAGAGTGGCGACTTCAGCGTTGGTTTTCGCCAGGTACGCATATTTGTCAGAGAGTGCGGCCACGCCATTGATAGAGACGTTGATGACCTTGTCCATCGCTTCGGCTGCGTCTTTCAGTGCATCCATGGCGTTCTTACCGCCATTCAGCGAAGTAATCAGTACGCCAGCCAGCACCGAACCAAGAGCGATTATGGCACCAACGACTGCGCCACCAGGCCCGAATGCACCGGCGAGTTGCGAACCCTGCTGGGCGAAGGCCACCAGCGCAGACTGCCCGCCCTGGACCTGTACGATGAAGTCCTGAACCTGGTAACCGGCCTGCTGCATGCTGTTCTTCCAGCTGCCAGTCCCTTTTGCTCCACCCTCAGCGCCAGTCTTCATGTCATACAGACGGCCAGTCAGCTCGCCGATCCTCTGCTTTTCTTCATCTGTAGCTTTCGATCCAGCTCGGAGCTGAGCAGCCAGAACAGCGGCACTGCGCGCGCCATTCTCCTGCGCCTCGTCCAGTACGGCTAACTGGTTCCCCAGCGCCTCGATGATGGATTCTGCTCGACTGAATTCACTGCTCGCGCCGCCGGTACCGCTGCGGGCCTCTTCCATAGCGCGGGCAATGCCGCTCACATTGGTGTTCAGCTTGCGCAGCTGGTTATCCATAGAGTTGGCATAACCAGCCAGTTCAGTAAAAGCGGATCCGGTTTGTGAGGCGCTCTCGTCGAGGTTATCCATTCCTTTACCGGACTGCTGGGCTGCAGCATCCAGTTTATCCAGAGCATCAATGGCCTGTTTCCCGCCCTGCAGCAGCGGCTCAACGTCGGCGCTGATTTCATAGACGATGCTACCGGCGTTCTTCTCACCTGCCATGTCACTCTCCGTTTATTTAGCAGCCTTCGCCCGACGCGCGGCTTGTTTCTTCAGATAGTCATCAGCAATGCTGTCGTACTCATCGCGAGTGAAGCCTTTTTGATCGGGGTATTTCGCCGCCAGCAGCATCTGAAATTCGGTCATCGTTAACTGAGAGGCTTCGGCGCGGTTCATGCCAAAGTGGCTGCGTGCCGCGCTGATGTAGTCGAAGGCTTTAAACTCTGTTGTACGCTCACCGGTTTCGTGGCGCTGCAACTGGCGAACCTTCGCCTTCCCGACAACGCCGTGCTGCATGAGGTGCTGCGCCAGCACGATAATGTCGTTCTTCGGCACCTGCCCAGGGCGGTAGACGACACAATTACGCCACCCTTTCCACTCGCCGATCATTGGAGTCAGGTCTTCCTCGCAGCACGACTGCAGCACGAGCAAGCACGTTGATAACAGCTTTTCAGCGGCGCGGTTGAATGAAGGAGATAGCCATTCAGGAAAGCGCCCCAGCGTGCCTGCGCACGCTTCAATAAGCTGAGCGACGTCATTGCCGTGGATGGTAGCGTACGTCTGCACAATCTCTTCCGGAGTACCGATCCTCGCCATAGCCTCAAATGAAGGCCGGAGCAGGTAATCTTTCCCGCCCTCACGACTGTCGCTGATAGATAGTTCGCCAATGTCAGTTAAAGCGGTCATAGGCCTTCCAGTAAACGGTCATTATCAAGGGCAGCACGCCGCCCTTTGGAATATCCGTTAGGTAATGGTAACCGTATGCACGGCCACAAAGTTGCCGTCTTCGGTGTTGATGATGATCTGCGCGCTGCCGGTGGCGACGCGCGTCACGGTAACGGTGTTGCCGGAGGCGGTGGCCGTTGCTTTGGTCGCATCGGTAGTCGCTACAGTGAAGTCTTTGTTCGTTGCGCCGGTTGGTGCGATATTCACCGTGAAGGTGCTGGAGCCGCCCGCACTACCGGTGCTAGTAGCCGGAGCTACCGTCACACCAGTCACCGCCACAGCAGTGATTTCGTTCACTTCGATGGTGCTCGCGTCACCTACTTTGAACTCGGTTGAGAACGTGACGATGTCGTTGGTGCCACCGTCAGAGCTCAGCGCCGTGATGTTCATGTAGCCGATGAATTCAACCGGGCCGTAGTCCATACGGACCCAAATTCCGGGCTGACGCCTGGCCTTTAGCTCATCTGCGAAATACTTGATGAACTTGCCGACACCGTACTGATCCAGCTTGTCCTTCTTACGCACTTCGCCCTCAAAGCTCAACGTGAAGTCACTGTTGGTGATGATGGTCTCGACATAGCCGCCGCCGTCATCCGCATCAGAGGTAACCGAGTTTGGGTTGAAGTCGAAACCCTTCGACGTACCAGCGGCCAGCGCCATCCACTCTGCTTCGAGTGGTTTGACATCCGGGCAGCCATCGGCGACTTCCAGCACGACCGCACCGCCGAACAGGCGTTCGTTCGAGTTCTGGCAATTAGCCATGTGAAACTCCTCTTTGACGTATAAAAGAAAACCCGCCAGAGCGGGTCTATTTGGTTGGGATGGCTATTCGCCGTAAGTGCAGGCGAACTGGAGTCGGAAGACTATTCGCCCTTCTTCTGTGAGCACCGGCGCGGGAATTGCGCCCATGTTCTGGATGTAGCCGACACACTCGTCAGCCATGGGGTTGGCCTGGACGTAATCAACGATACGCTGCACGGCGTTTAGCGCGTCTTTGCGCTTGTCCTTCGCGCCTACGACATCAACCAGAACGTGATACTCAGATCCGAGGTCAGTACGGATATTTGAGCCGCCGTTTGGCCTGAATACCATGATCGCCTTCGACAGGTCGCCCGGGTCGTCGTACATCAACTGCTGCACCGTGAAACCGGTAGTTAGCCCGGCGTCGCCGAACATGTTGCGCACCCGCTCATGCATCATGGGTGTCATAGCGAAAGCTCCTTGCGCATCACCGCGTCAACGTTATCGCGCTCGTCATTCGCGCCTTTGGTCAGGAATTGCGGTTCGCCATGCGGGTCCCAGTAGTTACCTGTACCGGTCCCGCCGCCGAACTCTTTCGGTTTCTGCGGACCGAACTCAGAGCGGTTACTGGTAACGCCGAAGTGCGCACGCGACTGGCCTTTCAGCTTGCCTGATGCTTCATGCACGTATGCGGCGTAATTGGCTGAATAACCGATGCGCCCGGTAATTAGGACGCCGCCAGCATCGATTTCCCGAAACTGACTGTTAATCAGAGTGGAGGTGTCGATGGGGGTGTAATAGGCTGCCCTAGCACCGATAAGGATCATCGCCGACTGCAGCGCGCGGATTACCTTGCGCCCCTTAACGTCGTTGATGACATCGTTCAGGTGCTTCTTCGCCTGGCTGATGCCCTTAACTTTGATGCCCATGTCTACACTCCCGTCAGGATGGCGTAATCATCCGCCAGTCGCTCGAATGTGTCGGCGTAACGGATAACCTGCCGCACCTCGTCTGCCCCGGCGACAACCGGGTCGGCTTCGGTCGATACGCCAATCAGCAGGTAATCACCTGCGGCCGCCAGCGCGAACTCCGTCCAGACGGTGTTCTTCACAACGATTTCAGCGCCCAGGTTGGCTAGCTTCTTGCTGAGCCCACCCTCGTAATCACAGAGGATTTGCTCAGGCTCGGCGTACCCCAGCGGATCGCCGTATTCGTCATTGCCTTCCAGCTTGCGCCAGATGGTCGCAGTGGCTGTGTATGACCAGTTTGCTACCGATGACATCAGCCCTCCTTCCAGCGCAGCACCTTCGCGCCGGTCGCCCGGATGCGCGGGCAGTTGATGAACCATTCGCCGTCGCTTTTCACATACGCCGTCGTTTGCTGGCCGGCATCGGTCATCACCCACACCCGGGTAAACGTCCGCGGCATCCGTTGCTGAACTGAAATCCACGCCATCAGCAGCCTCCGACCACCAGGAACAGGCCGACGCTATTCCCGGCGCTGATCGGTAACTCACTGGTGCAACCGCTGGTATCCAGTTTCGCCAGCGAGTCACGCAGCCAGGTGATGCCATCGTCACCGTAATCGAACGAGCGGGACGCGCCGGACGGAGCGCCCTGCGATTTGATGCGGCGGGCACCGGATGACGTCGCCATGAGCGCAGCGGCATACATCAGGATAAGTTTCGCCGTGCATTCGTCGTATCCCGCCCCATCGAGGCACGGGATAATCTTGTTAACCACGCAGAGAATAGGATCCAGCAGCACACCGGGTATGCTGTAACCCAATTCACCGAGGAACGCCTGCACGTCTGCCGCTGTGATTGGGTCAGCCATGGTTATTTAGCCTTCTTGGTTGCTTCTGCCAGTGCGGCTTCGGCTTCGTCTGCGCGTTTTGTTTCTGCTGCCAGCGCGTCGGCGTGAGCCTTGTCTTTCGCTTCACCATCGGCGATTAGCTGTTGATTCTGCTCCAGTGCATCGGCGAGTCGCTTTTGCAGGGCAGTCAGTTCTGCTACAGGCGCGGACGGAGTAGCCACTTCGGAGGAAAGCTTCTCGCCTTTCTTCTTGTCGGTCTCCTTTGCTTTGCCAGTGCTGATCCAGCGCTCCGCCGTTGCGTCGTCTACATCCACCACCGAACCAACCTCCAGTTTGCGGAGGCTGGCACCGGCGTGCAGGTTGCTTGCCACGATTTCTACCAGTGCCATGATTTATCCTTAGCTTGATGCATGAATTACGGAGAATTTATTGTTGATGTCCTGCTTAACCATCAACCCCATTGCACCCCAGGTGCGCCAGATGTAGTCGCTGTTGTATTCCGGACGCGGGGAGGCAACGGTACCGATAGCCTGGCCAACGATTGGAGCAATGACGCCAGCAGACAACGGAACGATGACAATTTCGTTACCTGAAAGCTGGCAATCTTCTTTAATCGCCGCTACACCGGTCAGTTTCAGGATTTCATCCATGATCGTGCCGGACTGGAAGTTGTCGGAGAAATAGCGCTCCAGGTTGGAGATGATTTCACCGGATACGTACCAGGTCTGTTCTGCATACTGGTTGTTTACGCGACGCATCTGATCACGCAGCGCGATTGCGCCAGCGCGGATAGCCTGAGACGTTGCGGTACCAGAGGTGAAGTCGATGTTAAGGCCGGAAGCCCCAAGATCGATCTGTGCTACACGCTCATCGTCACGCAACCCTTTCCAGGTCAGGCCGTCGAACACTGCGAAGTTGCCAGCTTTGTCACGGAAGCCGTTGAAAATGTAGTCAACGTAACGACGCTGAACATCTTCAACGGAACCACGCTGCGCATCCGACTGCGACTGCAATGCCTGCGGGCTGTTGAAGATTGGATCACGCCATTCGAACTTAAAGCCAGAGTCGTGAATAGGTACCATGGTGCCGTCGAAGGAATAGCTGCGAGCATCCAGCGCCGCACCGACCTGACCGGACATGGAAGTATGAGCCCAGCCGCGGCCGCCGGTACGAGCGTAATCGTAACGAGACTGCTCAATTCGCACGGAGCGAGACAGCGGCATCAGATCGTTTAGTAGAGTGAATTCGGTATTCGGCTCGAACTGCTGAAGCACAGTTGTGTCGAAAGCGCGATACAGGCGGCGGATATCGTCAACTGCGTTCACCGCGTCGAGATAAGGGACGTTTTCTGCATCACCACGGAACTGAGTGCGCGCCAGAAAATCAGCTGCTGCCTGAGCACTGGCGTTTCGCTCAACTTCGAGAGCGCGCCATTGCACCTGGTTTACCGCGAGGTTACCGGTCTTCTCGCCGATAGACTTGGAGAATACAAACATTCAGTGCTCCTTATTTGAACACAACGCGAATCAGATCGCCCGCCACCGCAGTGACTGCTTTATCTTCTTCGACATAAGCGAATACGGCGGCATCATCTGCAACCGCAGTGATCTGACCGTTGGCTACTGCAACTGGCTGGCCTTTGGTGTAGGTGCCCGCTGCCGCCCGCACGTTTAGGAACATGCCAGGTAGCGGATGAATACCAACAACCAATTCATTGGCTGGGATTGCGTCATCAACACTTAGGCAGCGCAGGTAGTCTTTGTTTGCCACATACTTGATGGCGGATTCTGCCCCGGCTACAGAGGCCGTGAACTTGTCAGCAGTACTGAAGAAGCCAACAGTACCAGGCAGAGTCGATGCAGCTGCCCCGCCTTCACGGTTAAGTAGCGGATTAGGGAACACGCCGCCGGCGTGGATAATATGTTTTCCGTCTTTAGCCATTTTTTACTCCGGCATTTCGCTGACTGATTGGGTGTTGGTTGCCTGATTGCGGAATGCAGCGTTCAGGCCGAAAGATGTCTGGCACTTGGCATACATAGCGTCGAGCGCCTTACCGTCCAGATCTGCAACTTCTTCATCGCTCATGTTCATCGCCAGCTTCACGGCCGCGCGCTTTTCGCCCTTCTCTTTGTCAGAGTTGGCATTGAACTGGCTGTTAAGTGCGGTGACCTGCTCAGTAAGGACTTTCGCCCACGCTGGCATCTCTTCGCTATTGGCGGCCTGCTCTTTTTTCTTGGGCTTGCCGGTTTCCTGGTCGATTTCTTCATCGCCTTTTTTCTTGGCGGTGGCTTCTTCGGCCTTCATCTGGTTGTATGCGTCCATCAGCTCGGCGTCGGACTTGCCTTCAGTCGGCTTACCAGCGGCTTGCAGCGCATTGATAATCAGTTCTTTCATCGGATCGTTCTCTCCGTTGGTTTTAATCTCGTACTCAGTTGGTTTGCGCACGACTTCTACAGGTTCGCCGACGAGCGATACTGCCCCGTCAGAGATGAGGTACTTCTGTTTGAAGAGGGACCGGCCAGAGGTGTTCTTTTTCTCTTCTTCGAAAATCAGATGGTCTGGGTAAATGCTGACGACATAACGCCATGAATCAGAGGTTTTGGAGCGAATAGCTTCGCGCAGTGAGCTGGCGATCTCGTCAAAAGACATGCCACCATCATTGGTGACAAAGAACTTTATTTTATTCAGCCAGCCATCTTTTCGATTGTCGTTAACGAGTGCGTCTTGCAAGTTGCAGACCTCTATCTCCGTCTCTTCGCCTTCGGAGTTCACGAAAATGCCTACTCCTTCAGATGGCGTTCCCGCGCCAGGCTCATCGAGCAGCACCGCAACATGGTCAAACATCATGTTGGTGGCGATCTCGTTGTACTTTTTGCCTTTCGACTCACCGTTGGCGGCGATGCCGGAATAAAGCAGGCCGGTGGAGATGTGGATCGGCTCGGAGTTAGTACCGGCCAGCATCTCATCCAGGCGGTTAATTAGGCGCTTGCCCTTATCGCTGGATTCGGCGTACTGGCGGTTGACGTACATGTCTCCCGTCACTCTTCCGTCTTTGTGGTTGACGTTCTGCAACCAGGCGCCGACGTGGTACTCGTTCACCGCCCGGACATCACGTGCAGACACATGCTTGCCGTCCACTTTCGGGTGGCCCAGCGGCATCGGGTTACGCTCCAGCGTGTTGTAGGCCTTTTCGATTTCTGCTGCCGGGTACAACTTCCGGTTCATCACGATATCGTCCACGACAGGCGTGATGCCGCGAACCACGATATGTGGCTTGCCGTCGATGGTTTCAGTGGTGATGTTTGAAGCGGAGTTGACGACGGTCAGCACGTTAACGCGGTTGCGTTTCATGCTGGGTCCTCGTTGATGAAGTTAAGGCATTAAAAAGGCCGCCTGAGCGACCTATTTGATGTGTTTAAATTCCCATCGGAATGAGCTGTAAATGTACTCGCCACCATCTTCCCTATCGGTAAGCTTGGCGGTAATTTCAAATTGGCTGCCAATTGGATAAACCTTCACATCTGACAACTTTTTAGAACATTCAACAGCAAGTGAGGTGCTAGCCCATTGCCCTGGAATCGGCCTGATATGAACTTTCCCCTTCTTGCCTGACATGCTGGCTGGGTAAAAGCTCTCTACAATCAACTTACGATACGGCTCTTCTGGTTTTGCCATAACTCCTCCGCAAAACCTTTTTGTATCATGCCGCTTCTGCCAATTTCCACTGCTGACGCTCTTTTTTCAGCTTGTCCGCCAGCCCTTCATTGAAAATGCTGCCGTCGTCATTGAGCAGCACCGGAATCTGGCTGCAATAGCAGTTGTACCGGTTGCCGTTCTCGGCGTAGAAGTCTCGCACCTGCTCGGTGGTGTAAACCTTTCCGTGACGGCTGGCATGCCAGCTGCGCGTCGTCGGTTTGAGCGCCGACAGCCACATAAGGCCGGTATTAAGCCCAAGCCGATCCGCTGCCCAGTCCGTTTCGTTCCATTGCGCCTGCCGCAGCGCACCAACCTGCTCAGTCTGAGCGATGGTCTTGGCCTTCGACATCGACACATCCAGACGCTTGCTGATGACGCTGGCCGTTTCGCGTGGGTTAACACCGCGCGCCACCGCATCCGTGATGATGTTGGTTAAATCGCCGCGGGCTGTATCGCTAATGACCTTCCAGTCACTGAACGTTGTCAGCCTGGCCGCCGCCACCTGATTAAGGTAACCGGGACTGCTTAAAAGCTGCTGTAACGTCGTCTGGCTGGCATACACCTGCGACTGCTGCGAAAGGTTGTTGAATGCCTCCAGCGTGCCGCGCTGCGCTTCTGCGACGACGTAATCCATCGCCCAGAGGTTTTGCTCGCCACCATCCAGCAGATGGTCATCGAGAATAGCCTGCACCGCCTCCAGCAGGTCAGCCAGTTCCTGCGCCGACATGTCGTAGATGAACTTGCCAGCGTTGACCTGGTAGAGCCGCATATCCGCGCCGTGGTCGTGGCAAAGGAAGTGCCAGTTATGGCTGTTAACCTCGCGCTCACGCCCGGTAAGGCGCTGGTCGAACAAGGCTTTCAGCGCGCGCTTGATGCCGAGATATCGTTCTTCGATATCCCGGAACATCGCGGCAACCTGCTTTGCCGATCGGGTTGGGTCAACCTTGCTGCGCGGAACTATCGGCAGCCCTGCCTTTGCCATCTGTTCTGGTGCCATCGGCCAGTGGATCATCGGTTGTCACCTTATCGTCCGGGTTAGGCGGTTCTTTTGGCTCTGGCAGCGGGTCGAGCCCAACAATCTCGCGCAACTCATTGGCAGTGAATGGCGGTTCGCCACCGTAGAAGCCAGATGTTTTCTGCACGATGTCGGCCAGTTTCGAAGCATTCTCGATCTTCTCTTTCTCGCCTGGCGCCAGCAGGTCGCTCCACGAAATGGTGACCTCGCCTTTGGTCGGAGGGTCGATAATCCCAAGCGTCCAGAAGCGTTCCAGGAGCGCGGTGATCCGGTCCGTAAGGAAGCCATTGCGCCGAGTATTACGGCGGATAGCCCAGTCCGTTTTATCCTCATCGCTCGCCAGCCGACCAGTCTGCTGACCGAACAGGATGGTGAACGGGATTTGCACAGAGGCTGCCAGTTCGTTAGCAGTGACTTCCCAGGTCGGGCCCGGGTCGCCGGGCGTAACACTCAGAACGTGCATCTGCCCGGCCTGCATTACTGCCGCCGCATCAGTACCGCGGTTCAACTTATTGACCTTATCGCCCATCGCTTCGCCGAGATCGGCATAGCCAGCCTTTTTGGCCTGGTCTGCCAGCGTGTTCATGTCGGTTTCTTTGCTGAATTCGACGGCAATCTGACGGCTGGCGTTCTTCAGGAAGCCCTCAGCACCACCGCCTGAAATCTTCTCGATATCGAGGCCTTTGTTGAAACCAGCCTCCAGAAGCGGGATACCAGACAGGATGTTGTCGTCTTCAGAGCCTTCACAGAACAGGATAACGCGGCTCGGGTGTACCGGTTCGCCACGCATCGGGCCGACAAACGGCTCATCACCAACCGGCTGTTCGTTGAAATTGAACATCTTCGGCTGACCGAATGTTTCAGACTGACGGTCATTATCCCAGTCAGCTACTGTTAGCTGCGGCTCCCATACAGGGATCAGCTTCACCAAAGCAGACTCGCCAAGGGATTTTACCAGTCTGATATCTACTGGCTCGTTCCACGGCTTATTGTCTTTTACCTGTAGCAGCAGTGCGGAGTAACGCCCGACCATATTCCTCCGGTCGGCATCCTTCACCTTTGGCCACCACTTCTTCATGAACTTGGTGACGTTCTTTTCCCAGTCGTTTGTTTTCTTCGCCTCCTGCGCTTCATCACCGTCAACTATGACCGGATAGTCCTGCCAGCAACCATCCAGCAGGCGATGCACCACAGCGAAACCAGTGGCGTTGCGGCGGTACATGTTGTAGAAGTCGTTGAAGGTGATCGTGCGCGGGTAGCCAAATTCCTGGTAAAGCGTCGGCCGCTTCGTGTTCCCGCCACCGATGCCGATGGCATTCAGGTAATTTGCTCGCCTCATTTCAGTGGCGAGGTTGTTCACAGCCAGTTGAAGGCCGTTATCTTGTTCGCTCACTGGCGATGCTCCTTAGAAGAATACTGTGCCGACCTGCTTGCGGTTGTTCTTCGTCACTGCGAAGTAACGGAAGCTATCGGCACCGTGCGAAGTGGCGTCATGGAGAGGTTTGTCTTTCCAGCAGCCGCGCTTGTCGTCCCACTCCTTCCGGTAGCCCTCAAGGTGAGAGATACCTTCTGTGCATTTCTCCTCATCGAATACGCATTTCGGGAGGATTTCACGTGCCGACTCAATGCCGGTATCAATGCCGGCTTTCGGCACAACGCGGAAGTTTATCGAATACACCTTGCCGTCAATCTCGTAACCCTCGCGCGCTAGCTCTTTGCGTGACTTCGCATCAGCAGCAAACTCGCGGTTTTCGATGTCGTGCGGACCCCAGTGCTCGCCGTACTCATAGCCGCGGTCTTTCAGCACCTTCATGTAGTGCCGAAGACCCTCGCCAGAGTTTTCGTAATAGTCGATAACATGGAATTCTTTGCCAACCTCACGGACGAACCAGATAGCCGTGGAGTCACCAACACCGATATCCCAGAACGTGTGTACCGGGAGGTGCGAGTTGTCAGGGATTTTGCCGATCCGCTTGTTGGTGTAGAGCCAGCGGAATTGTTTGGCGTAGTAAGCGCCCTCGACAGACTGCTGGAAAGCCTCCGCCGGTATGGTCGGGTATTCGCGCTTCATGTCGTCGCCGAGTGTTTTCTCTTTGGCGTAGTACCAGGCTTTCTGGCGTTCATTGACGACTACGCCGTGCTTCGCCTCCATTTCAGCGAAGTACTCAAGCAGGCGCACCGGCAGCGATTCGACCGGGTCGATTGCGTACTGCGGATTCTTCCACCAGGAGAAGAAGAAAAACTTCCAGTCCAGCGCAGATAACGGTTTACCCTGCAGCAGCGCTTTCTCTGCCGTCTGGCAGTAATCGAAGAAGTATCCCGCCCGACCTTCCGCCGTACTCTCGATAGTGGCGAAGCAGCCTGTCGATACTGCCTCAAACGCACCGGTGACGATCTCACGGGCTTTGTCAGGATACTTGGCGCATATCTTCCCGAACTCGGAAACGTGCAGATAGCGCAGCGTACCGCCACGGAATGACGTGCTGACGTATAGCGAGCCGCCCTTCTTAAAGACGAGCTCACCAGACGAATCATTGCTCGCCGGGTTGGCAGCCTTTATCTCTGCCGGCAACTTGTCGTATGCGTACTTCACTTTTTCGCGGAACAGGCGCTTTGCGTCATTCAGCGTGTGGGCAATCAGCGCGCATTTCGCCGACTCAAACAGTGCCGCGTCGAGCTGGATGATGCACACCTCTGTGGTGAACCCGAGCTGACGAGCTTTAAGGATGATGTTGCGGGTATGGATCCCCTCAAAGTATTCCCGCTGCTCAGGCGTCATCCTGAAGCGAGTCGGCTTTCCCTCTTTGTCGGTGATCCAGTAAAGATTGTTCAGCCGCCAGTCTTTATCGGACAGCAGCTTGAGATGCTCAGGTTTCATTACGCCCCCTGAGACAGTGAATCCATCAGGTCAGAAAGTTGCTTAACAGAGTTGTCACCTTCCGGCCCGTCGATGTCGTAGGCCTGACGCTCAAGCCCGATCAGATTTTTCAGCGCGTCACTCAGTGCCTTAACCGACTTAACGCGCTCCGGCATGCTGATGACCTTGTGGTAAATCTCATTGAGCTTATCCTGGCCTTTATCGTCAGGGTTGAACATCAACTCTCCGAGCATCTCCAGTGCGGCCACGTCTGCGCACTCTGCCCCAAGTTCATCAAACAGGGCATTGGTTATCTGTCTGGCTCGCTTAATGTCGCCGCGATGCTCCATGCGGACATTGGCGATTACTTCAGCAGTCGCCTCGATGAGTACGCGTTCATTAAAAGTAACTTCACTGCGTACCTGCTTGCGTACCTCAGCTTTGCGTACCAGATCGTCAGCGCGTTCTTTAACCTTCGCATTCAGGTCACGTGACCAGCCGTCACGCTTGGCACGCTTACGGATAGCGCCTTCGCTGATACCGTGCTGCGATGCAATTTCACGGAGAGACATCACCCCGGCCCGGTACGCCGTTTCGATGGCCTCCCAGTCCGGTTTTGTCATAACAACTCCTTTATTATGTTGCTAATATACTCAAAAAGATAATGGAGAAACTTGATGGAATGGCTAACTCTTGTAGCAACAAGCGCTGTTGTATCCGCCGTGGTATCCGGTTTGCTTACACTCTGGAATGCCCATCTGCAAAGAAAAGCAGAAGAAAGGAAGCGCCTTGCTGAATTAGCAATGAAATTGGCTATTGCTGAATGGGAATCCCATGCTGCAAATATTAAGGACGTCGGTAGAGGGTCACTACTCCCCCCTGAGGTTTACTTATACAGGTACTCGCGTTTACTCCCGCTCATCGAGAAAGGAGAACTGACACCTGAAAAATTGGCGGAATTGGACGCTGATGTTAAGCGTATTGCAGATACCAAACCAGCGCGCAAATAAACAATCATCCGATGCAGGATAGTTCTGAATAAGCATTATCGAAGCCCCTCGGAGAAGAGCTCCTGTAATGCCAAGATCAGCCAATAAGTAACTCTGGTTGCGTCACTTGCATGATGTGCTCATGTTCGATCTTGAGAACTCGCTTTTCCTTCTTTCGCTCATTCATCAACCGGCTGCCGATCGTACCTTTCAGTTTTGAACGAGTTTCTTTGATGGCATACCGGTGCTGCATTTCTTCGCCCATAGCAACTCTTCGACTTAGCTGTTCCGCCATCCAGTTAAAGGCATTGATGTAGCACTCCTTTACTGCGGCAGCGGTCTTGCCAGTGAACCCCATCACAAGCATCATGCATCCGTCCCGGGTGATGTTATACATCGGCTGAACATCACCATTTTTATCAATGAAATCAATGGGCGCAAAATTGCGCCGGGTGAAATCATCTGAGCATTTAAGGTTTCGAATAGCTCGCAGAACGTCTTTATGCCGTTTACCAAAATAGTCGGCCACTTTTAGTGAAGTGGTGATGACCTTGTTATCGAGGGTTGTGACCATTTCATGAAAATCGAAGGCCGGAATAACTGACGGATTATTCATAGCGTGTACCTTTCTTTGAGATGAACCTTTGCCGCATAGGAAATCAGCCCGTCGAGGCTCGCCAGCACTAACTGACTTCCTCAAAGGCTCATTTCAAAGGGTTTGGTTCGACGCGGTTTAAAAGCGCTGCGGAGCGCGGTGAAATACGGATACAAAAAAGCCCCGCTTAAAGCGAGGCCTGGGATTTTTCTCTTCTTCAGAGATGATGAATATAAAGAGCAGCAATGCCGATGTTACTTTCCACAGCATGACATTTTTCTACTACTTCCATTTCATTTTTTCAATATTTATTTTTATTTTGCAGTGCTCACCTTAAACACTGGGTGTTTATGTAAGCCTGTAAATAACTAATTTGCTTTGTCACCGTGACGATTCGCTCTCTGAGGGTGAAATAACCCCGTTCAGCGGCGTCAGCAAGTCGGGGGCTGGAAGCATCGCCCATGCCGCCGGTTCCGGATGCTCCGTTCGCGGTACATCTGGCGTTGAGCTGCAACCGACGCTTGCCAGAAGCAACATCACGCTCAAGCTGATCGATAGTGGCTTTAGCATCAGCCAGTTCTCCGGTGTATTTGGCATCAAGCGCAGCGACATCGCGCTGGCGGGTTGTCATGTCGGTGATGGTGGCGTTAGCCAGGCTAAGCTTTTCAGTGGCTTTATCGCGCTGCTCTTTGAACTCGGTGGCGTTGTCGTGGTAGTGATTGGCCAGCCAGCCGAGGCTGACTATCAGGAAGATAATCACAGCGCTAACGATGGCCGCTATCCGACTCATGACAGGAACACATCACGTTCAGCCTTGCGGCGTTTCGTGAGCCCCGGCATTTCTTTACCGCCTGCTTTGTTCCAACGCAGGAACTCATCGGCAGCGCCTTTGATATCGCCAGCATTGAGCTTTTTCAGCAGAGTGGATGTTGAAAGTGCGCGCGAGCCGACGTTGTAGGCGAACGATACCAGGGCATCAAACTGACCCTGGGTTAGCTTCGCCTTCACAATTTTAAGGACGTCGTTTTCGTAGCTCACCAGGCCTGTTTTAAGTAGTCGATCAGCTGTGCCTTGATCGATAGTCATACCCGGCCTTACCGGCTTACCGTCGACGGGGAGGGTCCAGCCATAGCCAATTGTCCACGGAGCACCACCAGTCCCCGGGTCGGGGTATGCGGTCAGCCGGCAGCCTTCAAACCCTTTAATCAAGGCAATTCCTTCAGGACTGGTTTGCATCATCTACTCCTGCTTTTCTAGCGGCGAATTTCTTAATCAGGTTGCCGATCGAGTCAGTACCGATATAGCCAATGAACACGCTGGCGATGTAAGCGAGATTGCTGCTCAACCCCGCAAAGTCGAGCAGATCACGAACGAACCAGGCAATCATTGCGCACATAAGCGCATCAATTAGCGTCTTCGTCATGGCGCCACCGTTATAGCGGCCTCGCAGGTACGCCATCATGAAGGCAAGTATTGCGCCAATGCCCTGCTCCTTAGCTGCCAGCAGAGCGGCGATGAAATCTTGTTTGTAGGGCATACGCATATCTCTCACCTCCGGTATTTCCGGTTGGCGCTGTGTGTGTTTGAAAAGGGTCAGGCCCGTCAGGCTGGATTTAACAACGAAGCGTGTCGATGATGATTCCCGCGGGACCTGATAATAAAAAAGCCCGCGGTTAAGGGGGCAATAAGCATGAGGGTAATAACAATGTCGGCTGATGGCCGAAAATACCCTGACTGGGTCTGGCGGCCTGCGGCGCTGTTGCAGCAGCGCCCCTGATGGATTGGATTATGAGCCCGTCATCAGGTCAGGCCATTATCTGGCGCTGCTGAGCTAAAAGAGCCCTGACCGGATTGCCGACATAAAAAAGCCCCGGCGGGATGCCGAGGCTAACTTTGCAAACTGGTGTGTGACTATCATCTTCATGCCGCCACTTAAAGTTAAGGCAGCATATCAAAGTAGACTCAAATATGACGCATTTAATTGACTTTTGCAATACCTTGCTGCGAAAAAGTCGCCTTTTGTTGTGAACGTGATCGAGAAACAGAGAGTAATGCCTGGCTATCAAGTCCCTGATAGATGTCCATCATAGTCAGCCAATAATCCGAATAATTGTGGCACCAGTTATCTGGCTTTATTCCCACCATAGCGGCGGGAGAGTAATGATGCCCTCTACCGGTTATTTCCTGCTTTGTATTTTGAGCCGCCAGCCAGATAAGCTGACGCAGGCGATCTACCGTTTTCTTTGCGATACGCGCACCGGCCAGCTTCTCGCTGAATTGCTCCCATGCCCACCGTGTGACCGTCTCCTGGTGCTCCCAGCGGATATTGTCGCTGTAGTTCCAGAGCAGCCACGCTTTCTGATGCTCTTCCAGCGACAGCAGCGCGCGGCGCCAGCTGGCTGTCGAGTACTCAACGGGCATAACGAGGGCGATTGCGGAACCTTTGGCGCGGGACTGGCTGCCGGCCATCGGCGGCCCATCCGGGTTAACCATGCGTTTTTTGACCTCGCTATAAACTTTCTTCCTTCCCCGGCTGCGCGCCGTAGCGGTGAATTGCGCGTTCTCTGCAAAGGCTACCAGTTGCCCTTTTGTCGCGCCACTCAGATCGGCGGTGGCCACTATCAGCTGCTGGCGTACAAATTCTAAATATTGCGCTGTCATGCTGTCTCTCCCAGAGTCTGATAGATGCGAACGAAATTCTTCAAAATGCGGTAGTCAACCAGTACAGTGCCGCTGCTGCGTAAAAGACGGAGCTTTATCCAGCGGTCGCGGATGCGTTCGATAACGTCACGGCTCATTTTGATACCCTCAATATGGCCTTAATCATCGCCTTATACGCCCTGAGTACATATGCGTTTTTCCCGTACAAGGTGATCTGGAAGGTGAGTCCGCGAGACTCCCAGGTATTGACCGGAGACTCATCCAGACCAGCATCCGCAATACGCCTGGCCTTAGCCAGTTGCCAAAATGGACCGGTCAGCCAGATGCGGGCGTAAGCTCCTTCGTCGCTATAGGTGATCTTCATGCGGCCTCCTGATGGCGTGCTCGGCGCTTCTCCAGCGCGCGAGCTCTGCGGGTGAATATGGATTTGATGCGCTGCAGGTAGGGAATGTCGAACCGGCGGGGCTCGTTATCAGCCTCAAGGCGCTCTACGCGGTCCTGGCCAATGCGATCAATAAGGTGAATCCGGTACTCAACAGCGTTACCGCTCAACTGCCGGTTGCATCGGGTACATGCGGAGTGGACATTGAATACGTTGAACTTCAGGTGCGACGCTGCACCGCGGGAACGGTAATGGCTGGCATCAATGGCGCTGCCGGTCAGGTAGTTGCTCTTTCCAATCAGCGGAGCGCCGCAACTGACGCACGGCTTTCCCTCATCACGAATGCGAATGTACCGGTTAAAGGCTGACTGAGCCTCTTTATCCCATTGGGCCTTTGTCTTGAATGACTCTCGCTTGGCGCGGCGACGCTGGCGCCCCTCCTTCTCGGATTCTCGCTGGAGCTTCACCGCTCTGGCCTTCGCCGCTTCACGGGCTTTTGCTGTCTGCTTTTTGGCGATCGCGCTGGCGCATTCAAAGCAGCAAACTACCTGTCCCTCCCGGGCGGGATGGAACCATTCGCGGCAGTGGGCGCATTTACGACGTGCTGGTTTACGCATGTGGCCTCCTTGCTCTCAGACAAAGCCATTTCTTGTCGACCAGGCGGGCGGTATAGCCTTTTAGTGTTGGGATGTCGGAAGGTTTAACTTCAACTTTGCGCTTGCGGCGAGCGGGAACGCGGAAGATGCCACGATCCATTACTTTGGCGAGAAGACATTGCATAGCCATCACCCCGCAAAGCTCAGTAGCTGACTGGCGGCGTTTTCAGCCTCAGCCGGCGAGTGGAATTTGCGACGCAGAATGTAGTTCCAGAGCACATTCAGCACTGATTTGTAGACGCCGTTAAACTGGCTTTCGTCCATGCTGGCGAAGGAGATTGATTTTGCGACACGACGACGGCTGCCGTCAGGCATCTGGTATTCGTCGTAAAAGCCAGCCTGAATGGTTGCCCACTCGCGGAAGGATTCGAAGTGCTTCAGCAGCGCCATATCTCGGGAACGAGAAATGCCTACCGAAGAGAGATACATCTCGGCGGCGTTCTGGAGCGCAGCGCGCTGATCGAAGTCGGATGAAAGGAAGTCGATAAACCCGGATATGAGGGTACGCTCAGCGGGCTCAATGAGGCCACCGGAAGGCGTCCAGTAGTGATACCCGAGGGTAAGAAGCTTGAAAAACTTCTTGTGGAATGCGTAATTCCGGGGCTTGCGGAACTCACCGCAAAGCAGTTGCCCTACCGGGATAAGTTGCAGGTATTCGCTGGTTCCCGGCTCTGCGGGAATCAGTACGTTTTGATAACTCTTCTCAAATTGCAGTGTTTGCGCCATGTGTCCCCACTTGGCGCCGGATAACAGGTGTCAGTTGCTCATGCTGACAAGGGAATTATGACGGGCTAAATTCCAAATTGCAAAACGAGCATAGGCTATTTTTTTTCGTTCTGGCTGGCCATCTCGATGTAGCGCGGATCTGATGCTTTGGGTAACTGGATGCTCTGCTCGCGGTAGTAGCGGACGCGCTCCATGAAATACTCGCGCAGATGTTCAGGCTGCTCTCTGGCGACCACTTCGGCGACTACCGGCATGTTCAGGCGCTCTTTGTAGGCGACGCCGGATGCGGCCAGGTCGACGTTAACCTTGTCCTGCTCTTCTTTTGGTTTGGCTGCTATGTTGAAACCTGACATGATATAACCCCGCATTCGATAATGCTTATTGAAATCTCATCATAATGGAAATGATATGGCTATTAAGGCAAATGATATAGAAATTCTTCACCGATACGCTAAGGGAGTAATGGAGCGGTCAGATCATCACGCCAAAAATGTTGGCGTTGTTGCCCTAACCCTTCTCGGTGGTGTCATCTGGAAAGCAGTGCCGGGCTCTATTGAGATCAGAACTTATAACGGCAACCTAGCCAATATGGTTTGGTGGAAGAGTGAGAGCACCAGTAAAACCTACGCAGTCTCATATAACCATGAAACACTTGAAATCGAAATGAGAGATGGGTCGGTTAAAGGGGATGTACTGTTCAGCTTAACCAATAATACCAACACTGAAGATGTATTGAACATGTTGAAAGACCTGTAAATCAAGGCGGCACATTCGCCGCCAAGTCTCCTATTCATCCAGCAGCATTTCAAGCTTGCGCTCACCGGATGCGGACTGCCGCGCGCGCTGCGCGGCTTTGCGTTCTGCGGGGGATTTAGGCATCAAACCATCCCTCGTATTCTGACTCGATAACTCGGTGGGATAAAATCTCCATGCGCCTGTCTCGCCTGTCCGATGTCGGGTCTGCGTCAATTTCGGCAGCCTTCTCCGCGAGAAACGCTACTGCCTTGAGGTATTCATCTTCCCTGAAATTGCCGTAGCAGATACCATCAGAGCAGACGCGCCATACTGTCCTGCGCGGTTCGTCCTCTTTTCTGGCTATCAGGTCGCCCACGAACTCGCGAAGAGAGCGCAACTGGTCAAGTTCGAAGGTTCTGATTTCATCACGTACGTTACTCACCTTTCACCTCCCGTGGGGTATCCGGATATGCACTGCCTTCCTGACCAGGTTCATTGCTCCCGGTGCAGGCATTTCTATGGTCATTTGCCCGTGGGCATCTCTTATTCCCGCAATCAGGGCACACCACAAAGCGCATATCGTTCAAGACCACAGGTCGGCATGTGCGGCACCAGCAATCAGGCTTCTGCTCGCTTACCGGAATCCATTTACCAGCAACACTATCGACGCTCTGTAGCGAGTTGAGAGCGGGGGTGTCATGCTGGGCGGCTGCGAGCATGGCTCGGAACACAGCATTTCCTGTCCATAACTTATTAACTGCAGTAGTGTCGAATCGGATAGCACTAGCTCCCGCTGACTGCATTTCGGCTGTCGGCTCCTTCGGCACAATCACGTACCCCTCTGGGATTACCGGAGAGTTGCCGCAGCGCGCATCGGCATTTTTTTTAAAGGAATCCAGTGCTGGCGCGGCTTTGATGCTGCAGCGCGACCCACCCTGCGCCGGAGAGTTGCCAGCCTGCAGGTCCTGCACATTTTCGCAGCTCCTGCAGTTATTCGATTCTCCTGCACTTTTTTGGCTCTCCTGCAGCATGGCGGCGCGGCAGGCATTCCAGCCCTTCACCTCGGCGATGGCAGCTACTGCATCAACGGCGTACATGCTCAGTGTATTTGGAATTGGTTTTTCCTCCGGCACTACCGGCTGCTGCGCGTGGCGATAGAGCTGGGTGCCAACAGGAAGCGCCCTGTCAATTGTCGACGTGTCATTGCCTGGGCGGCTAGATAAAACTTCAGCCACCGGCTCGCTGTCCATTGCGACCATCGCCATGCGGGCCAACTCTTTGCTTTCGCCATGCTTCAGGAATCCATCTTCAGCGATTTCCTGCAGGCGCTCTCTGGTTAATTTACTGGTCATTGGTTGGCTCCTTCTGGCTTGATTCCGCCGTCACAATGCGGGCATGGGCCAGCTTGCTGACCGTTTTTGATAGTCCTGCCATACGAGCAACGGTAACACCGTAAATTTTTAGCCTTTTCCGTCGCTCGGATAATGTCCCTGCCGAATCCCATAGAAATTCGCTCAAGATAGCCGCGCTTTATCAGGCTTTCAGCCATGGTGCCGACTCTAACTGGAAGGAGAGAGTCGCCATCCCATAACGCCGTTTTACGGAATGGGCTAATTTCGATTTCCCAGCCGTGGACAATTGCTGGCTTTAAAAACTCGCGTTCGCGTTTGTTTAGTGGTTTGCCCATCACTCAGCCTCCCACTTGATGCCAGCGGCGGCCAGCGCAGTATCGACATCGTCGGCGAAGTAGTAAGTTAATCCGCTCGATGATTTAGCCAACTTGAATGGCTCTGGCAGCTTCACGGTGACGGTGCGGCACTCGCCATCCAGCGGCGGCAGGTCTGGGGTCGTCACGCCAAGCAGCGCAGCCAGTGCTCGATAGTTCAGCTCGCTGTGATAGCGGCCTTTGCAGCGGACTAGCTTTCGGCTGCTGCGTTGATGGTCTGCGCCTTCTCCAGCTCCTCTACCAGCGCGAGAACGTCATCGGCTTTTACGTACAGGCTTTCGCCAAACTCGTTTGCGGATGTTGCTCGGCGCTTCAGGCTCTGCGCCAGTTCGGTGATATCAGTTGTCATGCTGCGTCTCCTTATTCACATAAACCGTAACGGGATGAACACACAGAGGTGTCGATGCTGGCTTTCACCAGGTCGTAAACCTTGCCCCCCCGGCCTGTCTTAGCCCACTCGACAACATCCAGCGCAGACGGCGCCCCCATATTCCCGCGAGGTCCGTAGAAGCCAGACCATTCGATGCGCTGAACGTCTGGCTCAAGGCCATACAGCAGCACATCTTTGCCCAGATTTACTGGATATCTTTTCTTCCTCTGAACGATACCAGGGGCGTCAGCGTCTTCTGAAAATTCAAACTCATCCCAGACGACTTCTCTAAAACCAAGCTGAGAGCGCATCCACGCCTGACTTTCGGTGCCCACGCTCATCCAGTGGACCCAGCGCGAGGTTAACCGAACTTTTTTCTCCCATGCGTGATGCTTCTCGATGTGCTCAGGCCAACGGGCTGCCGTCTGGGCTATCTCCTCTTTTGTGCATAAAACACAGTTCATGCAGCCAACACGGTCAGCTCCCTGCAAGTACAGGGGATTTGGCTTGATGCCGAAATATTTATGCAAGGCGAAAACATCAGCCGCCGTCCATTTGTGGATGGGCAGGAAGTTATAGAGAAAATCGCGGTCACGCTCATCACATGAAAATCGGTCATATCCTGCGCGTTTGTCTGACTCATCAGCACGAACACCAGACCACTGAACGACAACTTCGCCATCATCAAGAAGTGGCTTAATAGCCGCATCAAAGGCGATCTGAATTTTTAGCTCATCAGTGCAAAAACGGTCACGCATCATCGGGAATTTGCCGTGCAGAAGCGCTGCGTCCAGGAAGCTGTTTCCAGATGGATGCATAACTGACAGAGCGGCATCCAGAGCTGTTTCAAACTCGATACCCCAACGCTCAGCGGTTCGAAGCCATGCCTGCCCGAATTTTGTGTCTGACCTCGCCAGCGATGGCATGATTACGCCACGGTATGCCCCCATCCGAATTGCCTGTTTCTTTGGCCAGCGCTTCATCAGAGATTTCCGGCGGCGCTCAAACTCAGCATCTGTATAAATCCGCTTAACAATCTGCACAGGCTTGCAACCGATTTGCAGGTGGATATTGCGCGCGAAGTCGACAGTTAAATCATGCTCGTTGTCAGTGTCAGCCATCACGTTCTGCACCTTGTCGCCGAAAAGGTGGTGAGCGACAGTAGCCGTAGTTGTGCTGTCTTTCCCAGCGGAGAAGTTAACGACGATTTTATGGTCGTCAGGGATGCGGAACTCTTCCAGATAGCGAGCGTATGCCGTCTCTATCTCGCGAACCTTTTCGCTGATATCCGTTGGCACAATAATCATTGCAGCGTTGCTCATTTGTCGGCCCCCTCGCGCAGCTGCTTGGCGAATCTCTCGGCGTCCACTGCACTACCTGCATAAGCCGCGCGGAGCATCTGGTCCATTTCGTTGCGATGCTGGCTAACGTATTCTTTCTGACTTTCAGCGAACTGCTCCACCCCCTCAGCCTTAATCCCGGCTACGATGCGATCGGTGGCGGGCGCGCCTTTCATCACATACACGCTATCTTCGCCAGCCTCATGACCACAGATATACCCGTGTAGCATCGGTTGGTATGTTTCGCGACCAAACAGCCCGAGGCGCTCACCTATCTCCTGAATATCTGAGCCATCCAGCGATGCGCCGTCTGCTGCTGCGCGGAAACAGATTTTGACGAATTCCTGCCTGACTACATTCTCCGCCGCCAACTGCTTAAACGCTTTCGCCAGCGCCATAACCTTTGTCTCTTTGATCGACAGCTCGCCCGCACTCTCCAGCGACTGAATGAGCTCGTTTACTGCCTGTAGTGTGATGGTCATTTGGCGGCTCCTGCAGCGATCATGGCGGTGATTTCTTCCGGGGTTTCTTTCACTTCAATGCGCTCTCCTGAGGTCATTTTCAGGACTGTCAGCCCGGCGAAAAACATACTGATAATGTGGTCTGCGGCAACAAACACAGGCTCGTAGACTGTTTCAGAGTCCCAACCGTATGCACCTTGGTGCTGAACCACCACTTTTTGTGCTAATTTGAGAAAAATCATTTTCTTACTCCCGCCAGGCACTGGTTAAAAAGGTTGGTCAGCTTGTTGGCGCCGCAGTGACGATTGCTAAACTGAAAATCCGCCGACGTGCTTTCGGTTACGGCTGTCTGTTCTGCCAGGGTGTAGCGATAGCTCCGACATTCTCCTTCGCGCTTAACGCGTCCATCCCGGTTCATCTGCCACAAAGCAGAATTGACAACGGACTGGTCTAGCCCGGTCCCGCGGCGGATATCATGAAATGAGCAACCAGGGTGCTGCCCGATGAAGTTGATTACAGCCTGTCTGCCGGTATTGTTTTTCATCAAAATCCACCCCGTTTGGTTGGTTTTTCTTCTTTCTCGCGCCGGCGCTGACTGGCAGCCTCCTGGTCGCAGTCATAAATCGCACCATGACGTTGCTCGCAATAGACAACACCGGTCTCTCCATGCCGGTTAAGGCGCAGCAGTAGCTCTGTGTCACTCTGGTTTGCGTTCTCGTCGTAGGCACCTTCCCGATAGATGGCAAGCCAATAATCGCAGTCCTGCTCGATTTGACCGGTATCTCTTGAATCGCTTGGGAGTGGGCGTTTGTTGGTTCGCTTCTCCAGATCCCGGTTGAGCTGAGTCAGGAGAACGACGACACAATCCAGTTCCTTCGCCAGGGTCTTCAGGCCTTTGGTGATCAGCCCATAGGCCAGGTCGTTTCGCTCGGCCTTATCGGCAGTCATCAGCGTGAGGTAATCGACGAGGATCATTCCGACCTCCCCGCGCTCGCGCTTGATTCGGCGCGACTCGGCCATAACATGCGCCAGTGAAATACCCGGGGTGTCATCAATCAGGAGGTTGTTGGTTTCAATAAGGGCGCCCATTACACCGGTGGCCTTTTGCAGATCGCTGTTCCAGTCCCCGCGATAGCCGTAGTCATCCTTAGTCATGTCCGGGTAAAACAGGTTTGGAGAGATCCGCCCCTTCTGCGCAGTGATTTTCTCCACCATCTGCCCTTCCGGCATTTCCAGTGAGAACATCAGGGCCGGCTCATTTTCTACCGTGGCGCAGTTAACGCCCATTTGGGTATAGAGCGTGGTTTTACCCATCTTCGGGCGTGCGCCTATAACAAACAGGCTGCCGCGCACAATGCGCTTAACACCGAGCAACTCATCCAGAGAGCGGATCCCGGTAGACAACCCGCGGGAACGACCATCCGGCTTGAGCCTTTCGTCGAATTCCGCCGACCAGTCAGTTACAGCGTCATAGAACGTGCGAAGCCCTGTCCGTCTACCTGTTTTTACGTGCTCGGTTATCTCGGTAAACAACCCCTGAATAGCGTCAAATTTCTGCTCTGCCGTCATGCCGTTACGGGCATAAAGCAACTCGATCGCCTTCGTTGTTTTCTCGATACCGTAGCGTTCCATCGCGGTCTCACGGACACGCATTGCATAGGCCACGATGTTCGCCGCGCTTGGCGTGTTCTTGGACATTTCAGCCAGGTATGCAAAGCCCCCAACGGTCTCTGTCAGCCCCTTGCTTTCCAGAGCATCAAACAGGGTCAGCAGATCAACCGGCTTATGGTCGCGGTACATCTGGCGCATTTCAGCGAAAATGACCTGGTGCTGACGCGAGTAGAAAGATTCCGGCTTGAGGATCGAAAGCACCTTCTGAGTACGCTCGCTGCTGTCGTCGTCCAGCAGGAGTCCGCCAAGTACGCTCTGCTCTGCTTCAATGCTGTGCGGAGGTGTCATGAAATCAGAGGTCATCACAGGCCCCCTCGCGCGTTTTGGCGTAGACATCGACGTTCAGGAAGTATTCCAGCGACTTACGGCGCCAGGTTTTCCCGGTGCGCTGATCAGGGCGATTCTCAAGCATCCACCGGCAGTTACTGGCGATGTAGCTCAGGTAAGACTCCCAGTCGGCCAGGGTAAAGCTATGGCCATCAAGCTGACGGGTGATTTTGTTGGCCTTCTGCCAGAACGAGCGGATCAGGTTACGGCGCTTGTCAGTGAGGATCCTGATGCCTTGTGCTTCTGGCAGAACACGGTGGTAAACCTCAACAACCTGCTCACAACTGAGAGACGGTTTTTTCGGTTCTGATTTTTGCGATGCTGATGCACTCTCTTCTACGTCAGTAGAAGAGATATTATTTAATATATTGTTTGTGGCACTCTGTTGGCATTCTGTTGGCACAACCTCACTTGTACGCAGCGTGGTTACTGGGTTTGCGTTGGCACTCTGTTGGCATTCTGTTGGCACAAAAAACTGCTGATAATCGTCATATTTGGTGACGGTTAAGAGGGTGAATTTCTTGTTTGCCAGTGTGGTGATCATGCCCATTTTGGCGAATTTGTTCAGAAGATATTTCACCCGGTCAGGTGTTATCCCTGTGTCTTTCGATAGGGTATGGCGCCCGGTAATCACCTGACCACGACCAACTGGATATTCACCAAACTCAGTGGTGACCATACCTCCCGCTGCGTTCACTTCCATGATGAGATGGATCCACAAATGGACGGCTTCACTGTCGCTCTTGTAGAACGGCAGCTCTCTTACTTTGCGGTGCAGGAATACCAACCCCTGCCCTGATGGCTGAGGTTTCTCCATGGGCTTCTGAGACCCTCTAAAATCGGATATGCGGAGAACGTTACTCACGGCCTTCCTCCTTCCGTTTCAGCTCTTCCAGAATGGCGCGCATCTTTTCAGCCACCACTGGATTTACCGAGCGGACAAAACGGTCACGAGTAACATTTTTGTGTGTTTGTGCCTGGTAAAATCTGTTGCTCTTAGGCATAATTACTCCTGTGAATTGATCCAGTTAATTCGCGTAGAAAGCCGTTAGTGTTACCGCACTGCGGCTTTCGCCTTTCTGTTCCCACTCATGCTTCAAAGTCACCTTTCTCTCCCGGCCTGTTAGAAATCAGGATGGCCAGCAGTAGCGACATGTTCGGCAGCAGACTTTCCCGCCAGCGACTTACCGTCGACTTATTCACTCCGGCCACTTTGGCGATATTCGTGGTTCCCAGCTCGGCTATCTGGCTGTGCAACCAGCTTTCAATTCTCCGGGCCTCCACTTTGTTGCGTGTTGTTGAACTCTCCATTTGTGATACTTCCTCTGGTGTTAAATCAAAGGCCGCTGGTTAGGCGGCTGAACCTTGCGCACCAAGCAACTGAGCCAGATCAGGCCTGATTTCTGCGGCCTTAACCTTGCCATTCGTTGCTGACACGATTTTCATTACGTAGCGGGCTTCAATACCGCCGCCATGCAGCCATCGCCATACTGTTGGCTGAGCAACGCCACACAGATCGGCTAATTTTTTTTGGCTGCCGGCGATATCAATTGCCTTCTGGATGGTTTTATTCGTCATATTCCAATTCCTATGAGTATTGGTGTGGAATGATAATAGCAATGCGTATTGATATTGGCAATAGCAAAACGTGTTTTGACCAGCAATACGCAAGCGTATAAATTTAAAATCATGAAAAAAGAAACTCTTGCAGAAAGACTAAATGAGGCCATGACGATGGCTGGAATGTCACAGGGGGCGCTGGCAAAATCCTCAGGAGTTGCTCAGCCCACCATATGGCGCCTTGCTAGCGGAAATGCCAGAGGCTCAACAAAGATTGTTGAAATAGCTAATGCTCTAGGGGTTAGATCTGAATGGCTATCTACCGGCCAAGGACCTATGCGAGAGGATGGGCAGCAACCTCAACCACTGTTTGAGAAAACTGGGGATTCAGATGTGTTCCGATTGGACGTGCTGGATCTGACGGTAAGCGCCGGCCCCGGCATCATTAATCAGGAATTCGTTGAAATTTTGCATTCCGTCGAGTACGCGCCAGCTGAAGCACGCCACATGTTTGATGGGCGTAAGGCTGAGAACATCCGGATCATCAACGTCAGAGGCGACAGCATGTCTGGCACGATTGAGCCCGGAGATCTGCTGTTCGTCGACATCAGTGTTAAGAGCTTCGACGGTGACGGGATATACGCGTTCCTCTACGACGATACAGCGCACGTTAAGCGCCTGCAGAAGATGAAAGACAAGCTGCTGGTTATCTCGGATAACAAGATTTATGCAGCTTGGGACCCGATAGAGAAAGACGAGATGAACCGGGTGTTCGTGTTCGGCAAGGTGATCGGCAGCATGCCGCAGATGTACAGGAAGCACGGTTAATTCGCTCCGAGGGGTGAAGATGAAAGAATCGAGCAGGTTTGCGTTGATTGTGATCGCCTTGCTGCTTTGCGTTCTGTTTGTAGTCCAGGCAATTGTTTTGCTCGTTAAGTGAGGATTTATGAGAATTGGAATTGCCTTCCCTATCATAGTATTCATCGTAGCAGTGGCGTTTTTGACCTGGTTTGTCTTTGGTGGCTATGTGACGCCTGGTGAATGAAAACGTGTTTGTTGATCGTCGGCGTGTTGCAGACGTACAGGAAGCATGGGTAGTCAGCCAGTGGGCTGATGAGATGTTTGGGTGATCTAGAAAGACGAAAAATGGCGTTTGCCCGCCACACTTTAACAAGGAAAATCAAATGGTTAATGAGCTAAAGCCAATATCGCCCCGCCAAGGAAATCTCCAATTATTTCCGGTGAAAGAGGTTGAAGTTGAAGGTGTGGCAATGGGTGTTCTTAATGATGGTACACCATATCTCACTGGCCGGGGACTGGCTGAAATGTGTGGCGTGCATCATAGTGTAATTCAGGATATATCTTCTGATTGGGCTGGAGAGCGCCTTAAGCCTCGTGGTAGAAAAATTGACACTATTCTCCTCGATCAGGGTATAGATGTTGAATCACTTTACATACCATCTTCAGAAACTAAACGGGACCATTATCCGTACCCTGACTATGTCTGCATGGCAATTCTTGAGTATTATGCATTTGATGCAAGCCAAGCAAACAACGCCACAGCCCTAAGAAATTATCGCCTTTTAGCAAGACAAACACTTCGTGAGTTCATTTTCAGAAGTGTTGGTATCGACCCAAGAAACCCAGTTAGTGGAGCTTGGAAGTGCTTCCAAGAGAGAATAATCCTTAATGATAAAATCCCTGCAGGGTTTTTCAGTGTATTCAGAGAGATGGTTGATATCACCGTGCCTCTGATTAATGCTGGATTTGAATTGGGCCCTAAAACGGTTCCCGATATAAGCGTAGGGACTAGATGGTCAAACCATTGGAAGCGTAACAATCTGGGCGAAAAATACGGGGATATACAGAAACACCCTCACGTCTACCCAGACTGGTTTCCGCAGAGTAAGGCGGGAAACTTGCCAGCAAACATTTACCCAGAAGAGGCTCTGGGTGAATTTAGGCGATGGCTGCGTGAGGAGTACGTGCCGAAAGGATTCAAGGAATACCTAGCTGATAAAGTTCAGCAAAAAGTCATCGAAAATACAAAGGCCATTGAGGTCCTAGAAAACCTGCAAAGACCAGAACTTCCAAATAAGAAGCAATGATGCTTAACCCGGCCACCGCGCCGGGTTACTTTTTATTAGCTTTGATCTATGATGGTGGCTCTAAACATAGATAGATTTCCACCTTCTTATCCCCTCTCCCGAAAGAGGGGATTTTTTTTAGGCTACTCCTTCCCAAAAGATATCAAGCGCTTTATAGCCTCCAGCTTTCCGGTCTGTCTGCGCATTTCCAGCAATCTCAGCGCCTCGAACGCCTCCATTCCTACCAACTTATGCTCTGCAAGCATCTCCATATCCTGCATCAGTAACTCGACTTCTTCCTTTGTGATTGGCGGTCTCATGCGGCCTCCTGCTTTTTTTGAATATATTACCCTACTCTTTCCGCAGCATCAGCACATCCAGTGCCAGCTCCACAGCCAGATCTGCCTGGTCTCCCAGCCACAACACCTGAATCATCTCTATCAGCGCCTCTCTTGATGGCTCGCGCTTCTCAACCAGCAGCTGCATAACCGCTATCCCAATAACCTGCGCAATCTGCGGGTGCATCTCTGCGAAAAACTCATCCTCATTCGACATGCCAGCACCCCTTTCCTGATGTTTTTTTGAGCATAACATCGCCTAACTGAAAAATAAATTCACTTTGCTATCAGATACATAATACATATTGCTATTAAATAATATCAATACGTATTGCTATAACCAATACTCATTGCTATTATCAACCCATCCAAACAACACCGGCAACGCCGGGTAACAGCAAAACGTTCCGCTGGCCGGCGATAAGGCAGAGGTTCACATGGCAAACAAAAGATTTTCTGTGGTTATCAATGGCGCAGGTGGTTACAGCTCATATCGCGTTAAAGCCAAAGACTGGAAACAGGCGGAAGAATTAGCAAGAGAGAAGCACAAACAAGACTGCCCAGAAGATCCTGAATGGGAAATCGGTTGTGCTGCGGTGATATCAGGTTGGCCAAGCATCTGGTGCTGAGGTGGAAAATGAGCAAACAAGGCATTCGTTCACTGATTTACTGCCTGTTGGTATGCGGAGTTATCTGGTCAGCGGTGGTTATCAACATTATGCATTTTGCGGGGGTGTTCAATGACTAAAGCAATTCCTAACAACGGACGCGCCGTGATGATGCGCAATCGTCGCACCGGCGCCGCATGGCTGGTCAGCTTCGACTATCGCGACGGCAGCTACTGGCATGAGCCTCAGGGCAATCTGCGCCACATCCGCCGGCCATACGCATCACGCAGCATTGAGCCGAACCTGGTACCAGCCGGGACGCATTAACCGCGCATATCAGCGCACGAATTTAACTGAGCTATCAGGCAGCCATTACGGTGCCGGGATTCTTACAACCAAATTTCAGGGGAAATCATGAGCGAAATAATGGATTTAGTCGTCATCGAGAAAAAGAACGCGATGGCGGTTTTCACCAATAACGACCAGCTCGACCCGCTTATCGAACTAATCGAAAAAGAGGCTCGCAGTCTGGTACCGGACGTGACTACCAAAAAAGGCCGTGACGCCATCGCATCCATGGCTCACAAGGTTGCGCGATCTAAAACCTACATCGACAACGCAGGTAAAGACCTGGTCGCTGAGCTGAAGGCTCTGCCAAAGCAAATCGACGAAAGCCGTCGCGTTGTTCGTGAACGTCTCGATGCGCTGAAAGATGAAGTGCGCCGCCCTCTGACTGAATGGGAAGCCGAGCAGGAGCGCATTAAGGCCGAAGAAGCCATGAACGCGCTGCACGCAGAAGCGCTGGAAATGAACATCAAGTTCGATCAGGAGTTGGCGGCCAAGTTCGAAGCGGACCACGAAATGGCCCTGCTGATGAATGACGCTTTCGACCGTGAGCAGGCCGAGAAGAAAGCAGAAGCCGAACGCCAGCGCATTGCCCGCGAAGAAGAGATTAAGCGCCAGGCGGAAGAGAAAGCCAAACGTGAAGCAGCTGAAAAGGCACAGCGTGAAATTGACGCCGCGGCCGCCAGAGAGCGCGAGGCGATTTTGGCAAAAGAGCGCGCAGAACGTGAGCGCATTGAAGCTCAGCAGCGGGCCGAACGCGAACAGCGAGAAGCAGCTGAACGTGCCGAGCGTGAAAAACAGGCCGCCGTGGAAGCAGAACGCCGCAAGGCTCAGGAAGAAGCCGACCGCATCCGCCGAGAGGCAGAGCAGCGTGAAAAGGCCCGGCTGGCAGAGGAGAAGCGCAAAGCTGATGAGCAGGCGCGACGCGAAGCCGACGTTAAGCACCGCAAAGCTGTTGGTACTGAAATCGTCAAAGCTCTTCTGGCCAATACCAGCTTAACCCGCGATCAGGCGATTGAAGTCCTGACTGCGATTAAAGACGGAAATATCCCACATACCGGTATCAGTTACTGAGGTGGTTATGAACGCATACCGCGCATATGACGTGATCGAAGAGCGTAAGTGGGCTGAACAGACGCTCACTGAAGAAAAGCAAAAATGGATTGACGACCGGGCGCAGGAAATCATCAGCGCGCTGCCGGATGAACCTATTCAACTGTTCTATTTAAGTTTTCAGGCTGGCCCTCACCCGTACGAAGGGCTTCGCAGTGATAAAGCCGGTGAAACATATAACGACTTCATCTCGGCAGTAGCTTACGCCCAGGCGGAATACGACTGGGATCACCGCACCGGCTGCCCGTTTTAACTTTGGGGAATAGCAATGGCTAACGAACTTGTGATTACTGCCAGCTCTCTTGCTGAGCGAGGCATTGACGGCGCTACCTGGAGCGCCCTCAAAAACAGTATTTACCCTGGCGCCAAGGATGAATCGGTGATGATGGCGCTGGACTACTGCCGGGCCCGCCAACTTGACCCTTTGCTTAAACCTGTTCATCTCGTTCCGATGTACGTCAAAGATTCGAAAACAGGTAAAGGTGATTTTCGTGACGTGGTCATGCCGGGAATCGGTCTTTACCGCATTCAGGCGGATCGCTCAGGTGATTACGCTGGCGCAAAAGAACCAGAGTTCGGCCCGGACGTCACTCTGACGCTTACCGGTATTGAAGTGACCGTACCTCAATGGTGCAAGTACACGGTCAGCAAGCGCATGCCGAGCGGGGAGATCGTCGAATTCAGCGCGAAAGAATACTGGGTTGAGAACTATGCCACCGCCGGCCGCGACACTACCGCGCCCAACGCAATGTGGAAAAAGCGCCCTTATGGCCAGCTGGCGAAGTGTGCCGAGGCTCAGGCTCTGCGTAAGGCGTGGCCTGAAATTGGCCAGCAGCCCACTGCAGAAGAGATGGAAGGTAAAACGCTGGAAGTGGATGCGCGTGACGTGACGCCGCGCAGCACGACAGAGGCGCTCCCCCTGGTGGCCAGTGAGGAAACGCTGCAGGCAATTACCGACCTCCTGACGTCCCTGAATAAGGACTGGGAGCAGGACTTCCTGCCTCTGTGCAGCAACATCTTCAAGCGTGACATTTTCCAGGCATCACAGCTCACCGAAGAAGAAGCGCAGAAAGGCTTTAGCTTCCTCCAGAAAAAAGCGCAGGTGGCAGCATGACACCAGAAATTATCTTCGAACGAACTGGCATTGACGTTACCCGCGTTGAACAGGGAGACGAATCCTGGCACCGCTTACGCCTGGGCGTGATCACTGCATCGGAAGTTCACAACGTCATTTCTAAGCCCAAGTCAGGCAAGAAATGGACTGATATGAAGATGTCCTACTTCCTTACGCTCCTTGCCGAAGTGTGCACCGGCGTGGCGCCGGAAGTTAACGCCAAGGCGCTGGCCTGGGGAAAACAGTATGAGGCCGACGCTCGCACCCTGTTTGAGTTCACCACCGACGTGCAGGTAACCGAGTCGCCGATCCTCTTCCGCGACGAAGGCATGCGCACCGCCTGCTCACCAGACGGTCTGTGCAGTGATGGCCGTGGCCTTGAGCTGAAGTGCCCTTTCACCTCTCGCGACTTCATGAAATTCCGGCTTGGCGGCTTCGAGGCTATCAAATCCGCCTATATGGCCCAAGTGCAATTCAGCATGTGGGTAACCGGCAAGGATGCCTGGTACTTCGCGAATTATGACCCTCGCATGAAGCGAGAAGGCATCCACCACGTGGTTGTTGAGCGCGACGACAAATACATGTCCGACTTCAACGAAATGGTGCCGGAGTTCATCGAGAAGATGGACGAATCGCTGGCGGAGATCGGCTTCACCTTCGGGGAGCAGTGGAAATGAAAACTCACCACGACGGTATCACCGTTGGAAGTATCACCCTTCCCTATTCCATCAATCGCCGGGGATGGATCGCCCCAAGCGGCGACGTTATCAAAAACCCATTAAAGGCTCAGCGGCTGGCTGAGCTGATGAACAGCAAGAAGGTGGTGGCATGAGTAACGAAGCGATGAAAATGGCATTAGCAAAGCAGTTAACTATTGCCCTGCAAAACCTCGGGGCGCCTGTTGAATTGCTCTGCATTGTTGGTAGTTACGGGGATACCCAGACTGACGCTGACACTCTTGAAATGCTCGAACAATACAACGATAGCGGAACCTGCATGGATGTGATTATCGCTCCTGAGTTTACATGGAAGCCAAAAGAGCTGGACACGAAAAGAGGTGCGCAATGACATATCAACTACATGTCGGACGCTGTGAAGAGGTTCTGAGGGGAATCCCTGATAACTCCGTTGACGCGATAGTCACCGATCCTCCGTACGGGATCGCCTTCCAGAACCACAAGTGGGATTACGACGTGCCCTCTGTTGAACAGTGGCAGGAGTGCCTTCGCGTTCTGAAGCCTGGAGGACATCTTCTGGCTTTTGGTGGCTCCCGCACTTATCACCGTCTCGTGGTTAACGCAGAGGATGCAGGGTTCGAAATCCGTGACCAGATTTTATGGATTTACGGCAGCGGGTTCCCTAAGTCACATAACCTCGATGGTGATTTTGAAGGATGGGGTACCGCATTAAAACCAGCTCATGAGCCGATAGTGATGGCGCGCAAGCCGTTTAAAAAAACCGTATCCGCCAACATGGCCGAGCACGGTACCGGCGCAATAAATATTGCCGCCTGCCGGATACCTACTACCGAGACCCTGAGTGGTGGGGCTGGAGGTCTGCTTTCACACAAACGAGACGGAACCGAGCCTGTTGGTGAATACGAACAATCAACTGATGGACGTTGGCCGGCAAACATTATTCACGACGGAAGCGATGAGGTGATCGCCCTCTTTCCTGCAAATGCAGGCGCCGCGGCTCCTGTGACTGGAAAGGAACCATCTTCAGCGTCAACTGGGCAGGTGCTGGGAATGAGAAAGCGAGTCGGGACTCACTACCACGGAGATAAGGGCGGCGCCGCGCGATTCTTCTACTGCGCGAAGGTGTCCAAAAACGAACGAGACCAGGGGATGGAACGTTTTATCTCAACGTCCGCCAGTGATATGACCGGCGGCCGCAAAGAGGGAAGCCCAGGACTAAACGACCCGCGCGCCGGAGCAGGCCGCACAAGTGGTGCCAAAAACAATCATCCGACTGTTAAGCCAATCGCTCTGATGAAATACCTGTGCCGACTAATCACCCCGCCTGGCGGAAAGATTCTGGACCCGTGGGTAGGCAGTGGCAGCACCGGCTGTGCAGCTGTTGAAGAGGGTTTTGATTTCACCGGAATCGACATGGACCCGGACCACATCACCACGGCGTCGGCGCGCATCGCTCACTCCTTCAAGAAAACGACGGAGGCAGCATGACGCCAGAAGAAAAGAAAAATGCGCTCAGAAGCATCGCGCGCAGGGCTAACGATGAGGTTAAGGCAAAACGGCGGTCATCTCCCGCTTTAAGTTGCGATGAGATATCACGACCGATCCTCAACGGATGCATGCCGCTGATAAGGCAGCTTGGGTTAACGCCAAGCCATCTCTATGTGGAAATCGGCATTTTGAACGGAAAGATAAAGGAGCGCTGACATGCCAGAAATCATCGATCAGGCCAACGAGCTGGCAGAGCGTAGGCTGGAACTGACCATCCAGAACATGCGCATCAACCATAACGCTGTTTCGGCTACTCACTGCTGCGATTGCGGGGAAGAGATACCAGAACAGCGCCGGGAAGCAGTGGCGGGCTGTCAGCGCTGCGCTGATTGTCAGGAAGAGTTTGAAGAACGTGGTAAGCATCGGAGGTGATTATGGGTGAAGTTGTTGTGATTGTTTCCCCCGGGAAATGGGTTGCTGAAGATCAGCTGATCGCCATGAAGGGAATCAAAAAGGGAACGCTGAAGAAGGCAAGAGAAAACACATTTCTTGAAGGAAAAGAATATAAGCACGTTTCATACGATTGTGAGCCTTGGGATAACAGTCCATGCTTCTACAACCTAGATGAAATAGACCTGTGGATTGATCGCCAGAAGCCGGCGAAACCCCGTAAGCAATCTGTTTAAATACCCACTCCTATCAACCAACGAGGAATCGTTATGAGCAAATACCCAACAGGAGTGGAAAACCACGGCGGAACCCTCCGCCTGTGGTTTATCTATCAGGGTGTAAGGGTAAGGGAAAGTCTTGGTGTGCCAGATACGCCAAAAAACAGAAGAGTAGCGGGAGAACTGCGCACGTCGATCTGTTATGCGATTAAAACAGGTTCATTCAACTACCCAGTGCAGTTCCCACAATCCCCTAACCTGCGCAGGTTTGGATTTATACAGTCGGGCATCAAACTGAAAGATCTGTCAGCTCGATGGCTGGAACTGAAACAAATGGAGATAACCGGGAATTCACATTTGCGGTATGTTTCATACATCAAAATCTGCACGGAAATTCTCGGGCCAGAAAAGACAATTTCCGGAGTTTCCAATGAAGATGTTCTGCTAGTGCGCAAGGAATTGCTTACCGGATATCAGATTTGCGGAAAACACCAGAAAAACAGAGCAGCGAAAAAAGGTCGTACTGTACGGACAGTTAACGTCTACCTAAATTGCCTTGGCCAGATGTTCAAATTCGCTGAACTGAATGGCTATATAGAGAAATCACCATTCACCGGTGTAGGCCCACTGCGAAAAAGCAAGGCTGAGCCAGACCCGCTCACAAAAAGCGAGTACAGGCGATTGCTCAACGCGAGCCCGTCTGAGCAGATTCGAAATCTGTGGGTGCTGGCCATCAACACCGGTATGCGACATGGAGAAATCGCCGCCCTGGCCTGGGAAGATATCGACCTGAAAGAAGGCACCATAACCATTAGCCGGAACATAGCTATGCAGGGCCACTTTACTCCGCCAAAAACTGAGTGCGGAAATCGGGTGGTTAACCTAACAGAACCCGCAATCCAGGCACTGAAAAGCCAACTGGCATATACCCGCATGGGAAAGCAACATGAGATAGACGTCAATCTTCGCGAGTTTGGCCGCGTTCGTGTTGATGCCTGTACGTTTGTTTTTGTGCCGCGGCTGACGGCCAGAAACGGCAAAGGCGGAGACTGGTACGCGCCCGGCTCATTTGGCGCCACATGGAACGATATTCTGAAGCGCGCAGGCATAAGACATCGGCGAGCTTATGAGTCAAGGCATACTTATGCCTGCTGGGCTCTAAGCGCTGGAGCAAACCCAAACTTCATCGCTGCACAGATGGGACACACTTCAGCCCAGATGGTATACAACGTTTACGGTAAATGGATGAGCGATAACAATGTCGATCAGTTGAGTATTCTGAACGCAAATTTCGCCAGTGATGCCCCAACCATGCCCCATGCCATTTCTATGTAG